GGCGTCCGCATTCGCATCACCAAGCCGCTGCACCTCCATCCGGAGATGATGCACAAGGCCATGCTGGCGGCCGGCAGTGAGACGGCCTCGCTGTTGGAACACTACATCGGCCGCGTCACGCCGGAAGGCGTCGGTGGGGCACGCAGCGGCTTGAAGGCCTCGATCTTTTCCGAGGTCCGCGAGAACGGCACGCGCATCACGACGATCACCGGGACGAACAAGGCCTATGCGATGCCGGTGGAATACGGTCGTCGACCGGGCCAGCGGCCGCCACCCGTCAATGCCCTGCTCGATTGGGTGGGCCTGCGGTTCGGGATCAGCGATCCGAAGCAACAAAAACGGCTCGCGTTCATGATCGCGCGGGCCATCGGGAAACGCGGCACGCGGGCCTATCGTGAGAACAGCCCGCCCGGCGAACGGATGTTTGCCTCGGGGTATGCGTCCGCGCTGCCGAACATCGTCCGATCGTTCGAGCGCAACGTGGGTGAAGTCAGTAGGGAGCTGTTGAGCAACTGATGAGCCTCGACACCATCACCACCGCCATCAAGCAGACCATCGCCGGGGCGGATGCCGTCTCGCTCGTGCATGAGTACGAGCGCTGGGCCAACGACCCGGCCGGGTTCGAGGCGCTGTACATTCCCGCCGACCAGCCGGACGAGGCGCATTATGTCCGCGCCTGGCTGATCAAGTGGGTGAGCTCCGTGCGCGAGCCGCTCACGCATTCCGACGAGGTGCAGCTGCACACGTTCGCGCTGCGGTTTTTACATTCGGTGAAAGATGATGCGGCCAGCGAGCAGGCAGCGGCGGCGATCGTGCAGGCCGTGATGGCCGCCTTTCATCACAACCCCACGATGGGGCTGGCCGGCAGTACCGTGCAGCCGCAGGTCGGCAGCGGCGCATTTCAATGGACGCCCACGCTGGAGCGGAATGAGTATCTGCAACTCGCCACCGTGCTCTGCCATTTTTGCGAACTGCGCTTGATCGTCCAGGAGGATTTGTGAGATAACCCCGGCACAATTTGATGACCGGGTCGGTGGGAGCACCACAGCCCGATTCAGACGCCGTTGAACGCCCGTTCAACGCCCGTCCGGATCGGGCTTTTTTATTGGCAGAAGGAGGGCGCACATGAGTGGCAGATCATCGTTCGGCACCAAATTGTATCGCGGCGACGGCTTGAGTCCGGAGACGTTTCAGGAGGTGAAACACTGCGGCGACATCGACGTGCCGGCCGGCAAGCGGAACTTCGAAACCTCCACCACCCACACCTCGGCCGACAACGGCGGCTTTGAGGAATACGAGCCCACCACGCTCGATGCCGAGCCGCTGAAGTGCCCCATCAATCTCGATACGTCCGACCCGGTGCATCTCGCGATTCTCTCTGACGAGGCGAGCGGCACGAAGCGGAACTGGAAGGTCAAGCTGAACTTCCCGACGCCGTACTGGATCAAATTTTCCGGCTATGTCACCGGCGTGCCGGTGAAGGCCCCGGTCAAGGGCCTGTATTCCGCCGACATCGAAATCAAAGTCACCGGCGCCGTGACCAAAACCGTCAACGAGCTGCCGTAACCCTGCGCGCGGATGCCCCGCCCGCGAACGCTTCATGATTGAGGAGGTGCCCATGTCACGATCACTCACTCTCCGTAGTCTCAGTGCCCTGCTCGGGTTGTGCGCCCTGTTGAGCGCCACCGATGCCTTCGCCGTCCGCACGTCCGTCACGGCCTCGGTCGTCGCGCCGAAAGGGCCCTATCCGGGCACGGTGGCCGCGAACGACCTCGATGTCGTGCCGTTCACCCTCGACAACACGAACGGCAACGTCTGGGTCGGCAGCGGCCGCGATCTGCTCGTGATCCAAAACCCGACCGCCGGCGCGATCACCGTCACCCTCACCAGCTCGGCGGACTCCGCCAACCGCAAGGGCGACATCACGACGTATTCCCTGGGCGTCGGCGAGTTCATGAGCTTCTGGTACGGCAGCCTTGTCGGCTGGGACCAGGGCGGCGGACAGGTCTACATCGACTGCAGCGCCACCGGCTTGAAGGGCCTCATTTTCCGCATTCCCTAACCTGGGCCGACGACCGACGGAGGAGTGACCACATGGGCGTGCAGCAACCGATTCCTATCCAGCTCGACCGGCTTCGCCACATCAAGCTCGATCTCCGCGCCCTCGCCTTGGCGGAGCGAGAAATCGCCCGTTTCTGGGACCGCAAGGAGCGCCTGTCGATCGTCCAGATTTTTCAGGGTGGCGACGTGGGCATTGCGGATCTCTGCATTCTGCTCTGGGCCGGGCTGCGACATGAAGATCCGGCACTCACGGTCGATCAGGCGTTCGCGCTCTCCGGCAATGCCTCGATGCAGGTGGTGTCCGAGGCGATGGGCCGGGCGCTGCGTGAGCATCTCGGCACAGGCACCCAGCCAGCGCCGGAGGGTGCCCCGGCGCACCCTCCGCAGCCGACGACGGCGGCGACCCCGTCGACTTCGACTGGCTCGAACTCTGGGCCGTCGGCAAGCTCGATCTCGGGCTGACCGACGACGAATTTTGGGGGCTGACGCTCGCCGAGCTGAATGCCCTCTGCACGATGCGGCGACAGCTGAATACCCAACTCGATCGGCGCGCGGCGCTGATCTGCATGGTGGTCGCCCAAGCGGGCGGCAACAAGGACGCCGACCTCGACATGTTTATGCCGAAGACCGACGCAGAAATTCGAGCGGAGCGCCAGGCGAGATTCTTGGCCTGGGTCGATAAGGCGGTCGCCCAGTCGGCCGTCGCCGAGGGAGCGCACTGACCATGTCGCAAAACACGCAGCTGGGCGTGCAGGTCGTCGCCGACATCGCCGACTTCACCAAGCAGTTCGACACGATGAAGGCCCAGCTCAACGCGCTGGGCCAGCACACGCAGGAGTCCGGCGAGAAATCCGCCGCCGGACTCGCCGGCGTGCGCAAAGAGATCGAGTCGATCGGCACCATGCTGAAGAGCGGCATGCTGATCGAAGGCGGCCGCCTGGTGACCGACATGGTGACCGTGCCGCTGATCGGCTTAGGGAAAGAGGCCGTCCGGCTCGCCGACAATCTGCACCGCAGCGAGATCGCCTTCGGAGTCATGCTGGGCAGCGGCGACAAGGCCCGCGCCATGCTGAAAGATTTGCAGCAGTTTGCGGCGACGACGCCGTTCGAATTTCCGGAACTGATTCGCGCCGCCCAGAAGATGGCCGCGTTCGGCATCGAGGCCGACAAGATCATCCCCACGATGCGCACCGTCGGCGACGCCGTGGCCGGACTGGGCGGGTCGTCCGAAATGTTCGACCGCATCATCCGCGCAATGGGCCAGATGGATGCGAAGGGCAAGGTCTCCGCGCAGGAGATGAATCAATTCGCCGAGGCCGGGATCAACGCCTGGGAGGCCGTCGCAAAGGCGCTCGACATCACCGTGGCCGACGCGATGGCGAGAGCCAAAGCGGGCAATATCGACGCGGCCACCGCCCTCACCGCCATTCAAGCCGATATGGTCACGAAGTTCGGCGGCATGATGGCCGAACAGTCGAAGACCATTCAGGGCACGATCGCCAACCTCAAAGACACCATCGGCTTTATCATGACCGACATCGGGCAGCAGCTCATCGAGACGCTGAAACTCCGTGAGGTGCTGGGTGCGATTCAGGAATTCGCGAAAGGCGCACTGGAGTGGTTCCGGAGTCTCGATGACGGCACCAAAAAAACCGTGATCGCGCTGACCGGCGCCTTTGCCTTGGGCGGCCCCATCCTGGTGATGGTCGGCGCGTTCATGGCCGCAATGGCCGTCGTCACCGCGCCGATGCTCGTGACCGGCGCGATCATCACCGGCATTGTCGCCGGCGGCGCGTTGCTCATCGCGCATTGGGGCACGATCAAGACCACCGCCTCCACAATCTGGACGGCCATCACCGGCACCATTCAAACCTGGGGCACCACCGTCAACAAGACCATCGACACGGCCATTTTCGGCACCGTGGCCCTCTTCAAATCACTCAAGGATCAATCCATCAAGTTTGTCGCCGACATGGTGACGGAAATCGGGGGCTGGCTCGGGGCAAAGCTCACCGCGATTTTCGACAGGATCAAAGCGCCGATCGATGCGGCGACGGGGTGGTTCCGGGGCATGTACGACGCGGTCGTCGGCCATTCCTACGTGCCCGACATGGTCGAGGAAATCGGCCAGCACATGAGCAAGCTCGATCGCCACCTGACCGCGCCGGCCCGCAACGCCGCCATCAGTGTCGAGAACGCGTTCCGGGGTATTCAGGTGACCGGTGACGACGTTTTCCGCACCCTG